TTCGTCATCGTCCATGTAGTGTGCTAACATTCTTAGCTCTAACCCACTAGCATCAACGCCTAGTAAAACATTGCCTTCATCCACTACCCAACAAGACCTACACTCTTTACCATAAGGACTATGCACTGAAGGTACTTGAGCCATGTTGGGATTTCTATGTGTCATTCTACCAGTGATAGCACCGTTAGGTATAACAAACCCATGCACTCGTTCGTCATCTCGTACAGAACTAACCCAAGAATCTACTTGGGCAATACGTTTCTGTATTAAAAGAAAGTCTGCAATAAGTTTTGCTTCGTGAATATGAGTAACCTCTGATAAAGTTTTCTCATCTACAATAGGTTGACCTGTAGGTGTAAACCTATCAGGCTTCCAACCAAAGTCTATGAGGTACTCACCTATCTGCTTACGACTGCCAAGATTAAACTCTTGTAATGTCTGTCTCATAAAAGGCTCGTGGTTAAGAGTGTTTAAACACCTTGCATATTCATCCTCGGTAAGACCACGCTTAGATAGCTGACCATCTTTTCTTATGAAAGGCGTAACTAACTTAGTATCTACCCACTTAGGTTTAAACGTATTGTGTACCTCGTCTTCAATCAGCTGTTTCTTTTCTCTAAGCTCTGCCAATAAAGTTAAAGCAGACTTCATGTCAAACTTAAAACCATTAACTTCTTGTTGCTTAATTATCTTAGCCACTGATTGCTCTATCTCAATACAAGATTTACTAAAACCTTTTGACTCATGGCGTAAAGCTTTGTACACCATTGTATTTAAAGTTACATCACGTACACAATACTCTAGCATTTCACTAGAGTAGTTTAAGTAATCAGTAAAATCAATCTTAGAAAGCCCAAGCCTAAAGCCCCAACTCTCTAGACTATGCCCACCATCTCTAGCAGGATTAAATAATCTAGATAGAACAAGAGTATCAATAACTTCTTTACCACTAAGGTCAACGCCACCGAACCTTTCCACTAATGGAATATCAAAACCAATAATGTTATGTCCAATTAGTCTGTCGGCTGTAGTGAGAAACTTATATCCTTCTTCTAATTTGTTAGGAGGAAATTTAAATATCTCACCCGAGTCTGCATCTTGAGCTACAATACAATGTACAAGTGTAGCCTGTAAATCATCTGTCTCTATATCAAATACTAAATCCATATTAAAATGCCTCATCAGCGGACGGGTCAAACTCAATGTCCTCGTCTGTTAGTTCTGTTAATCTACCTGTATCTTTATCATAGACAACTCTAGCCGCAAGTCCTACATCACCAGTGTATCTTGATTTAAGTACACGAAGTCTTGTAGTCCTAGCTTCTTCGGGGTCATCGGATTGTTGATTCCTTTCAAGAGCAATCACACAATCAGACAATTGTCCGATACTGTTTGAACCACGTAGATGAGAGAGACTTACTTCAATTCCATTCTCATGTCCTTTGTTACCATCAACACGTCTTAGATGTGATACAAGAATAATACCTGCACCAGTCTCTTCAACTAAACTTCTTAGTCTAGTCATAATCGTATCAATAGCTCGTCTCTCGTCACCATCATGGACGGCACTGACCAACATATGTAGATGGTCAACGACCACCCACCTGCAATCACAACCGATAATCATAAAGCGTAGCTTAGTAAAGATGTCGTCAATGTCGTTGGTTCCGAAGTGGGAATGTACCCATACTCTGTTTCGGTTATCACCATCGTATAGCATATCGAACATACTATCTAGTTCTTCTTTAGAAAACTTCTCACGTTCTTCATCAACATACAATCTTGCATTAGCTTCAATAGAAAGTATACCATCAATGGTACGTCTCCAATCTTCTTCTAATGCTATGATACCTACGTTGTCTGTAGTACTTTTAATAAGATGATGTTCTAGTTCTCTAGTCACACTAGACTTACCAAGTCCTGTACCACCTGTCAAAGTTACAAGCTCTCCCTGTCTTAAGCCATAAAGCTTTTTGTTTAATCCTTCATAAGGATAAGGGACGCTTGGTTTCTTCTCTCGGTTGTGGAACTTCTCTCGTTGTTCCGATACATTGATAACTCCTGAAGGTGTGTATACCTTAGAAGCCCACCATGCTTCAACAAAATCTTTATGTTTGTTATCACGAAGCATATCGTTAGGGTCTTTGAAGCCATTAGGAAGTGTGAGTATCCTAGCCTTGCCAGGTTTAAACAGTCTCGCAACTTTAATAGCCGCTTCCTTACCTGCCTTATCACTATCAAAAGATATGATAACGTTTTCAAAGTCATCAAAGAATTCTAAACTATCCTTGATGTCTCGGACTGCACCTTGTGCTCCACGCTTTATAGATACGACTGCCCACTTACTACCTAGTAGTTCGTAAGCCGCCATAGCATCACACTCCCCTTCGGTTATGGTGACATACTTGCCACCCTTAAACAACTGTTGACCAAACAATCCTGTATCATTATAAGAACCATTCACAAAGAAATCTTTGTTGCCTACGTTCCTAACTTTAGTAGCAGAAAGTTCGTGTCCATTATAATAAGGATACATATGTTTAGTAACCTTACCCTGTAAGTCATGCACTACCTTAACGCTATACTTCTTGGCTGTCTCTTGAGAGATACGCCTATCAGTTAGAGCAGAGAAAGTACCTGTGTCTATAGTATCAGGTTGTTTAAACGCTGTTTGATTTGTTGTTGTCTGTTCCATATCTTTTCCTTCACATGAATTATTATAGTTAGGCATAAATTCTCCACAACTGAAACACTTTGCTGAACCATCTTCGTTGATTCCTACTGCATCACTGCTAGTGCATAGCGGACAAGGTTGTTTTAATTTATGCCAAGTTTTGTTTTCCATATTAGCCCTCACTAATGGTTATTTATTGTCGTCTGTTTTGTCCTCCATTACCTCTGGCTCTGGCTCGACAATAGCTTCATCTCTACTCTTAAGTAACTCTTCTAAGTTAGCTCGGTGAGTACGACTTGCGAAGTCTAAAGCTTCAATAATTATCTGTAGGTTACCAACCTTCTGCACAACAACAGTAGCTTCTTGCTTTACAGCATCATCACTAATGTTATTAACATCAAAGTTAGTAACTACATCTTCATTCGTAATAGTTATAATCATTTAGAATTCCTCGTTGTCTGTATCGGCTTCAGTATATTCAATTAAGTTATTAACTTTAACAGCTACTAACTCAGCAAACGTACCATACTTTCCAGTGTAAGGTTTAATCTTTACCTTAACCTCTGAACCATTACCGACAGCAACATCTAATTTATTACCATCACCATCTACAAGTAAGGGTGCGGCATTAGTTCTACCTGCCACCTCAACTTTTCTACTAAAAGAAAATGCGGGTTCCTCATACTTAGGTTGTCCTGCTCTATCTTTCACCTGAACCAACCCAACAGATTCTAATCTATCGGCTGTCTCCTGATTTGTAAGCACAGTGATTTGATATTTAGGGTCTCCGAACTTGGTGTTCGGTGTACTAACATTAGCCCACATTGCTCTTCCTTCTATATACTCATACATAAGTTTCCTCCTTTGTTGTATTAAGTGTGTGCATTATAACACAACTCGAATCATAATGCAAGTATTATTTTTAATTAATTTAAAGTACCAGTGGGTGCAAGACTGGTAACTTGTCTAACTGGGGTCAGTCAGATAAGATAGGTTAAAGATTTTCAAGAGGGCTAACCTATCCCACACATATTAGTTATCCCTTATGCAGGGTAGTATCTCTTCCCAAAATGTTAGGGGTGTATTGTCTAGCTTAACCTTGAAGGTCTCATCTAGTTTCTCCACCATATGTCCCACACGGGGGTAGTTTTCTGCCATGTACTCACCAAATTTTCTATACTCATCACGAGTTAGAATCTCTGTGCTGTACTGTTGTCTTTCTTGTAGATACATAAGCTGTATTATAACATAACAGCCTAGCCATGTCAACCCTTAAAAAAATTAAAGGCTATTTTTCAGACATTAACTAGGTTGTTTATTTAGCTTTCCTCTGCCAGTTGTTAGGGTAGTATCCTATTTCTTCTAAGTCAAGTATTCTTTTTACTCTCTCAAGAACATCTTGAATAGCATGAGCTTCTATCAAGGAACAACTACCAGTCTCAAACAAACTTGATGTTCCCCACATAGCATCATTGAAATCTTTAATCACAAAATCAATGTCTTGTTGCTGTGTTTTAATCGTTACTATTTTATGTTTCATTTACCTTGTCCTCTATATTTTTTATAGTTAGCTTTCTGATTCTTGTTCATGGTTGAGGTGCTAACGTTCCCTCCGCCTTGACTAGTCTTCTTACCTTTGCCTTTAGTAGCAGAGATGTAAGCCTTTAATGTTTTAGTCTTTGCCATGTCCTACCTCCATACATGAACGCCATTCAGTTTGATTTACTTCGTATGGATAGAGGGTAAAAAGTTTATCCCTGCATACCTCATACTGCTGTCGTTGTGTCATCTTCATAACCTCTGTCTGCACAATGTTAGCGTGAAAGATAACAATACAAAAGAGAAGCTGTTTAAACACTTGTTACCTCATCCTTCTTTCTTTTGTCTGCGAATTCTTTTACAACTCTACCACTTGCATAAGTAGTTTGAAAGTAATTATCTTCCTCACTCTTATGAAGATACAAAGATGTTACAAGGTTATCAAGTTCCTCTTCGCTTAACCTCTCCTTCCCATTCAATACTGCATCAAGATACTGTGTCATTCTTTCCTCCTCGAATCTTTTGTAGTTCTATTATTTTATCCCACTTGTAAAACTGTTGAGTCTCAGTGTCCCAAAAGTTTCCTCGTTGTGTTTGCATTTGTTTATACCTTGGTGGTATATGTACATTAATCCTTTTGGTTTCAATTAAATATACATACATTAATGCTGATATTGTGAGGAACAAAACCCCTCCCAATAATATTAGTGCTTCCATTTTCTCTCCTGTTAAATTGCTTTAGTGAAATTACTAGAGCTTACAATCTGTTTAAACGATACCCCTAATAGCTTATGAATCCTGTCCTCAAACAGACTAACCTGCCTAAGTATTTCTGATTGCTCTTTAGGTGTAGCCTTTGTAAAGTCCTCATCCATATGATACTCAGGTGAGTCAAACAACTTCATCAAGTAATCTGATACTTGGTGTTTAGCATAAACTTTCTCTGATACTTTATGTCCTTTATAATTAACCATCATAAACCTCCCAGCTATCTTCTGTTGTATCTATCATAGGTGCATCTTCATAGTATTCATCTATAATATTTTCTATATAATCATCCATACATTTTCCTCCTTTTAAAATAATTAAAATAATAATTAATATTTATTTTATTGTTTGTTGTTTTAGTTTTACCCGATTGTATCATAAACAAAACCAAAAGTCAAATCGTGTGACAACCATGTTACAAATCATCATCCATTCTCTTCTTTAAAATATCGTATGCCTTCTTACTCTTAGCATTTAACAGTGCATCTTTGTGCATATGTTTATAGTCTTCACTCGACATGGCTTGACCACAATGACTAGACAAAAACTCTATCATGGTTACTGGTACTGGTCTGTCTATGTTATCATAACAGTACTGTAAACAATCATCCTCTAAGTCAGGTCGTCCTTCCATTGCCCATAGCTCATGCACATTATCTCTCATGTTATCCATGACTGTGCTGTTGATTTCATTACTCATCTTCTAACTCCGAAAAAGATTCTGTTAATATATAACCTATGTCCTTTGCTAGTTTTTCTAACACAGGATAACAGGCATCATAGTGTTCTTCTTCTGTAAAGGTTGCTACCTCTTCAGAGTATGAACCCTTTGGTGTTTCAAAATAAACTCTTATTACTGGCTTACTCATTAATTATCTCCGTTGTTACTTGGTCTAGTGCTTCGTTAAAAAATACAGGTAAGGTAACAAACTGTTGCTTCAATACATAGGCTACAGTCTCAGTACCCTGCTCCTTATGAAGTTGTTTAAACAGTCCCTCACTTAACCCACTCTCATTGATTGCGATATAGATACTATCTACTGTCTCGCAAAAGTTATCATACATTCTACTCATATCATTCCTCCGTTATAAATTAGGTGCTAGTTTTACAGGTCTAGCAACTGTTGTAGTTAGTGCATGGTGGTTTAGTTCTCATTTACTTTTATCCTTAACCGTTAAGGGATTTTACAAAGGCTCACTCCCAACTACAAAACATACCTTATCATATCAATGTTACATCTGTGTTACAGTTGTGTAACAATTGTGTGACAATTAAATAAGCTCATTATAATTTCCATCATAAAAAGTTTCTTTCTCTGCCCACTTTAACTCAGGCATGGCATCATAAAAACTTCCTTCCTCTTCTATAACCCTGCCATCTTTCAAAGTTATACTCAGTCTTGCCCACTTGCCACACTCTACTGCCTCGACATCACTAGGTATAAAGTTGTTAGCGTTAGCTATCTCATCTATATCAAAGGTTATCGTGTAGTCGTATGTCATCTCAACAAACCTTATATTTGTTATGTCATTCTCCATCTTCTTTCTCCTGTTGGTTAGTAATCCATAGGGTTAAATCAAACCCGCCATCTTGATTCTCATAAGTAAACTCCCAGTCTTTGCCATAGTGTTTCTTTAATAACTCTATTAGCTCATGCTCAAACATTGAATCTTCAAACATATCTTACTCCGTTTAAACGCTGTCGATATACTCGATAGCTATGTGTATTTGATTTAGGATATGCTCTAAGTCTTGCATCAATCCCTCCTCCCCTTCATAGTTCCCGTCTAGTAGACAAGCTGTTGATATGTCAGCTTCTTTCAAAGCATCATAACAATTCTCTTTGCTATAGAATTTCATACGTCCTCCTATTCAAACCAAGGATTATTCTCATCCCAGTATTGTTGTTCTTGAACATCTTCGTTTTCGATAGACCATTCATCAGCAGAAATTTGGTCGGCTGTCATATCTAGTTCTTCCCAATCATCTTTCTCAGCTTCAACAATAACAGTCCTTGTTATTAAAACTTCTTGGTATATTTTATATTTCATCTTGCATCTCCGTTTTAAAATTATCTAACTCTTTGGTACACTCAGCCAGTCTGTTCCTCAACATATTGTTTAGCTCTGCCAACCAATCTAACTCTCTCTCCAACCTTATTAAATCATTCATGCCTTACCTCCTTTCAATAATTCTATGGTGTGTTTAAACGATTCCAAATAGTAATTCACTTGGCTGTCGTCTCCGAATTCTGTGTGTGTATAAGTTACCTTTACACCATGCTCCTCCTCACTACTGCCTTCAACATTAATGTCGGGTAGACTCATGGCATCTGTTATCTCATCTTTACTCAGCTCCCTGTTAGAAACTATTTCAAAGTGTCTAACATCTACTGAATGTTCTGTCGCTATATATTTATACATCTTATAAAGCCCTCATCATGTTGTCTATCTTCTCTTCCCACTTGTCAGTAAGCTTACTCAGTCCTATCAAGTCATCTAAGTTACAAGTATAATCACTTAATCTTTCTGCTCCCTCGTTCCAGTTAGACCACAGTATCCACCCTTCAGAGTATCTCCCGTTCTCTTCCTCTTCCTCACTCTCCCATATCTCATGGTCATAGTCAACCTTACCTACTGCATTGTTTAAACGGTCTGCTTGTTCCTTGGTAAAGAAAAAGATATGACACTCATCAAGGTTGTCAACGCCTACGTATTCATCCTCAGGTTTCTGATTGCATAACAGGTTTAAGTTCTGTGTAGGGTGCTGATAAAATCCTTCGTCAGTAAACTCATACCCCTCCTCAGAATCAATGGCGTAGTAGTATCCTTTCTTAACTGCTTCACCTACTATTGTTTGTAATAATCCTTTCATATCAACACTCCTTCTATGTTAGTTATTTCGTGGTCTTCCAACTCAATGTTATGCTCTTCTTTAAAAGAATCTTTGACCCATTCTTTATACTCTTCTACTGTCTCACACTCCCTGCCCATGTCGAATACAGAGTATGTTATTGTACTTGTAAATGTTTTCATAATTCTATCTCCTTTATTTATTTATTGTTTTACTATACATGAATCTGTTAAGATGTCAAGTATTATTTTCATTCTTTTCAAAATGAATCCAGTCTACCCTTGACCCCGCATTATTCGGAGAGTGTTTAAACGTAGCTGTAATTTTATTCGTTAATCTTTTCCCTCTCTTATTAATAGGATGTCCGTCACTATCAAATGTATACCTGCTTATTCTTTTTATTTTAGTTGTCATATAAATATTCCTTATTTGTTTATGGTTCTAATATACATGAATGAGTTTGAATGTCAAGAACTATTTTAATTATTTTTCCTATACCATACTTTAATTAATTTGTCAAGCACTAATTTTTCCTATCATAAATTATATAAATTGTCAAGGATTATTTTTTCCTATCACACATTTTATTTTTTGTCAACCCCCGTTTAAACGTTGCCAAATATATTTTACAACTGTCATTAAATGACTACGTTTAAACACCCTCTCTCGTCTCCTCTCGTCCACGCTGTGAGCTTGTAAATGTTTAAACGACTTCAGCCCTTGACTCAGTTATCAAAGGCTTAGAAGCTATCAAAGTTTTAGAGTTAATCAAACCATATTGCAACACCTGTCCCAATCGTAATATAAATTATAGTGATAATACAACCAG